CCTTGATCCGGCCAGCCGCACTCGTCTGATCGGCGGCAACAAGGAGAAAGAAACCAACGAATTCGCCAAACTACTGAGTAGCTGATGACCAAATCTGCCCATCCCAACGTCGATAAGGCGATGGCGTGGGGTCGGTCATTGCTCCGTGGAAAGGTCCCGGCCTGCCGTTACATTCACCAGGCAGTGCAGCGTCACTTCGATGACTTGGCAGCCAGCCGCAAACGCGGCTATCGCTACAAGTTTGATCCGGCCAAGGCCGAGAAAAAGCTGAAGCTGATCCAGCTCCTGCCGCACACCAAGGGCGAATGGGCATTCAAGCGTCAGCTGATCAGTCTGGAGCCGTGGCAGCTCTTCGGCCTGGCCGTCACGTTTGGCTGGGTCAAGAAGAAGGGCGGGCACCGCCGTTTCCGCGAAAGCTATTGGGAAGTGCCGCGCAAAAACGGAAAGTCCGTGGTGGCCGGCGGCGTGGGCATCAGCATGTTCGTTGCCGACGGTGAGTTTGGCGCCGAGGTTTACTCCGGTGCGACCACCGAGAAGCAGGCTTGGGAGGTATTCCGCCCAGCCAAGCTGATGGTCAGCAAGTCGCCGATGCTGGTGCAGGCGGCGGGAATCGAGGTTAACGCCTCGAACATGAACATCCCGTCCGACTTCAGTCGCTTCGAACCTTTGATTGGCAACCCGGGCGACGGTGCGTCACCCAGCTGCGCCATTGTCGACGAATATCATGAGCATCCAACCTCCGCCCAGTACGACACCATGCTCACCGGCATGGGCGCCCGGCGGCAGCCGCTGATGTTCATCATCACCACCGCCGGTGCCGACATCGAGGGACCGTGTTACGACAAGCGCCGCCAGGTCATTGAAATGCTCGAAGGCACGGTCCCGGACGACGAACTCTTCGGCTGGATCTGGACGCTCGACGAGGGCGATGACTGGACTGATCCGAAAATGCTGGCTAAGGCCAACCCGAACCACGGTGTTTCGGTATTCCAGGAGTACCTGGAGAGCCAGCAGGCGCGGGCCATTCGCTCAGCGCGATTCACCAACACCTTCAAAACGAAGCACCTGAACCTTTGGGTAAGCGCGAAGGCCGGCTTCTTCAACATGGAAGACTGGAAATCCTGCGAAGACACCACCCTGACCTTGGAACAATTCGAGGGCCAGGAGTGGAACGCCGGCTTCGACCTGGCGCGCAAGCTGGACATGAACTCCCGGGCGAGGTTGTTCTGGCGTGTAATCGACAACAAGACCCACTACTACAGCATCGCGCCGAAGTTCTGGGTTCCCTACGACACGGTCTACCACAGCGACAACAAGCGCATGTCGGAGCGATTCCAGGCTTGGGTCAACTCTGGGCACTTGGAGGTGACTGATGGTGCCGAGATCGATTACCGCGAAATTCTGGAGGACACCAAGGAGGCCAATCACCACGCGCCACTGCGCGAGTCACCGATTGACCCCCATGGTGCGACCGGGTTGAGCCATGACCTCGATGACGAGGGATTCAACCCGATCACCATCACGCAGAACTACACCAACATGTCTGACGCAATGAAGGAATTGGAAGCGGCTATTACTGCCGGCCGATTCCATCACGACGGCAACCCAATCATGACGTGGTGTATCGCCAACGTGATCGGCAAGTTCCTGCCAGGCAACGATGATGTGGTGCGCCCAATCAAGCAGGGTGATGACAACAAGATCGACGGCGCGGTCGCGCTGATCATGACGATAGGCCGAGTGCTCGCGAACGCGGACGTCCAAGGTTCTGTCGACGACTTCCTCTCCAGACCAATGAGCATGTAATGGCAGACACCGACTACAGCATTGACCTGCGCACCCGCAGCCCATTCTGGGCGCGCATGGCGAGCTTTTTCGTCGGCGGCCGGCTCGTTACTCCGGAGAAGGGATCGCAGACCGGTCCGGTGTCGGCATCCGGGGTGGTGGGTGACTCGGTCGTCAATGACGAGCGCTCGTTGCAGATATCCACGGTTTTCGCCTGCGTACGCTTGATCTCGAGTGTTACGGCCTGCATGCCCTTGGACGTATTTGAGACCAAGGGGGATGATCGCAAGAAGGTTGGTCTGGACAATCCGTTAGCCCGCCTTCTGCGATACAGCCCCAACCAATTCATGACGGCGTTCGACTTCCGCGTTTCGATGACCATGCAGCTTTGCTACTACGGCAACGCTTACGCCTTGATCGAGCGCAACAGCGTCGGCGACGTGATCAGCCTCGTTCCTCTTATGTCGGTCAACATGGATGTCCGGCTCGAAGGGAAGCGAGTTGTCTACCGGTACCGCCGGGACAATGAGTACGCCGACTTCAAACAGAGTGAAATTTTCCACCTCAAGGGGTTCGGTTTCAACGGCCTCGTAGGCCTTTCGCCAATCGCGTTTGCGGCCAAGACGGCCGGCGTCGCGGTGGCAATGGAGGATCAGCAGCGTGACTTCTACGCCAATGGTGCCAAGTCTCCGCAGTTGCTGATGACCGGTGAAGGAAAGGTGCTCAATAAGGAGCAGCGCGCCCAGGTTGAGGAGAATTTCAAAGAGATTTCTGGCGGACCGGTCAAAAAGCGCCTTTGGATTCTTGAAGGCGGATTCACCACTCAAGCCATCGGCGTAAGCCCGCAAGATGCGGAAACCATGGCGGCTCGAAAGTTTCAGGTCAGCGAGCTGGCACGTTTCTTCGGTGTGCCGCCACACCTGGTAGGAGATGTTGAGAAATCCACCAGCTGGGGTTCCGGTATTGAGCAGCAAAACCTTGGGTTTCTTCAGTACAGCCTGGATGCGTACTTGGAGATTTGGGAAGGCTGCATCCTGCGATGGTTGGTCAAACCTGCCGATCTGGGCCGTATCCACGCCGAACATAATCGCGACGGACTCCTTAGCGGGGACTCTACGGCCCGAGCAAATTACATGAAAACCCTGGTCGACACGGGACTGCTCACAATCAATGAAGGACGCCGTGTGAACAACAGGCCACCGGTTGATGGGGGCGATGTAGCCACTCGGCAATCACAGAACGTTCCGCTCACTCAACTCGGCCAAACGAACCCCGCTCCCAGCGGGGTTTAGTTTTTCTGGAGCTACCCAATGTCCAATATTCAAAAGACCTTGGCCTTTGATCAGGTCGAGATCAAGTTCGATTCGTCTGGAAAAACGGGGACGTTCGAGGGTTACGCGAGCGTTTTCGGCGTGGTCGACAGTGACGGCGACATCATCATGCCTGGCGCATTCAGGAAAGCGCTCTCCAGCCAGAGTCGTCAGGTTGGAATGTTCTTCAACCATCGCACCTGGGAATTGCCGGTTGGCAAGTGGCTGTCCCTCGAAGAGGACAGCAAAGGATTGCTCACGCGCGGCGAGTTGACTCCAGGGCTATCGGTGTCCACCGATCTTCGCGCCGCCATGGAGCACAAGACAGTCGAAGGCATGTCCGTCGGATTCACCGTCCTGAAAGACGACTTCGACCTGATCGGCACCGGGCGCGCGTTCAAAAATGTACAGGCCCTTCGTGAGATCAGCATCTGCACCTTCCCTGCCAACGAGCAGGCGACCGTCGAGTCCATGAAGAGCCTGGAGTCGATCACCACCATTCGCGACGTAGAGCACTGGCTGAGGGATTCGGCTGGTCTTTCAAAATCGCAAGCCCTGGGTTTCATCGCCCGGATCAAGTCCGCAGTTCGGAGCGATTCCGAAGGTGGCGAAATAACCGCGCTCCTGGAGCGCATCAAGTCCTTCCCATCTGTAGGAAACTGAACCATGTCCGAATTGGCCCAGATTCAAAAGGCGATCGAAGACGCGCAAAAGAACATGACCGATCTGTTCGATGCGCAGAAGAAAGAAATTACCAGCACCGGCGAGATCAGCAAAAAGCTGCAGACTGATTTGCAGACCGTCCAGGACGAACTGAAAACAGCCGGCACCCGACTGTTTGACCTGGAATCGAAACTTGCCACAGGCGGTCTCGACAACCCGGAAACCAAAAAATCCTTTGCCGAGCGCGCCGCCGAAGACCTGAAGAAAGGTTGGAACGGGTCCAGCACCGGCAAGGTTGATGTGAAAAGTTTCAGCAAGGCCCTGGGGTCTGGTGGCGCGTCTGCTGGAGCCCTGGTTCAGCCTCAGCAGAACCCTGGCATCCTGATGCCCGGCCTGCGTCGTTTGACCATCCGCGACCTGCTCGCCCAAGGTCGGACCACATCGAACGCAATCGAATACGTACGCGAGAACGTGTTTACCAACAGCGCTGCGCCAGTGGCCGAAGGAGCGCTCAAACCAGAGTCGCAACTGACCTTCACCAAGGAAACAGCTAACGTCAGAACCATCGCTCACTGGATTCAGGCGTCTCGCCAGATCATGGACGACGCTCCAATGCTGGAGTCGTACGTGAATGGTCGCCTGCTGTTTGGCCTGGACCTGGTCGAAGAAGGCCAGTTGCTCAATGGCGACGGTACCGGCGACAACTTGATCGGTCTCAACAAGGTTGCCACCGCCTATGACACTGGGCTCAACGCTACCGGCGACACCCGCGCCGATCAGATTGCTCACGCGATCTTCCAGACCAGCGAGTCTGAGTTCGAGGCCTCGGGCCTGATCCTCAACCCACGCGATTGGCACGCTATCGCTCTGTTGAAGGACGCGGAAGGGCGCTACATCTTCGGCGGTCCTGCAGCATTCGCCGCCAAGGTAATGTGGGGCCTGCCAGTGGTGGCCACCAAGGCCCAGGCTCAAGGCACCTTCACCGTAGGTGGTTTCGACCTGGCCTCGCAGATCTGGGATCGTATGGACGCGACCATTGAAATCAGCAACCAGGACCGCGACAACTTCGTGAAGAACATGCTGACCATCCTCTGTGAAGAGCGCCTGGCGGTGACGCACTACCGTCCGACCGCGATCATCAAAGGCACCTTCACCGTACCGACGCCATAACCATAGGACCGGGGCGGGAAACTGCCCCGGGTTGAGCATGAAGAAGATTCGCGCGCTCCAACAGTTTTCGCATTTCAACGCCGGCACCTTTGATCAGCATGAGGTTCGACCCGTTGCCGACGATATCGCCGAGGCGCTGGTAGGTATGAAGCTGGCCGAATACGTCGATGATGACGCAGAAGCCCAGGCGAAAGCCGAAGCAGACGCCAAGCCGAAGGAAAAGGGCCCGAAAAAATGACCGTCACTGCTGCTGATCTGCTCCCCATTGAGCTGATTCGCAAGCACTTGCGTCTGGA